TGACTGAATTAGTATTTAACCCGTCCGAAGTTGCTGAAGAAGGAGACGCTGCAATTAAAGCCGCTGAAGATAAATTAATTGAATTACGAAACACACAAGCTGGTTATAAAATACAAATTAATCAAATTGAAAAAGAAGCGCAAGATGAACGTAATAGAATAAACTCACAAGGAAATACAAATAATATAAATTCAAATAAAGACGCGGCAAAAGAACAAATAGATATTACACGTCAAATGGAAGAAGAAACAAACCGTTTGATGGAAGAAGGTCGTGCTAAAGATTTAGATGCGTTACGGATAAAATATAAATATGAACAACAAGAAGCTGATAAAAACTTTAAAGAGGGTAAACTTAAAAAAGAAGATTACGACAAACTAACTGCACAAGCGCTTGAAAGCAAACGATTAGACGACAAGGCAATTAATGATAAGTACGACAAAATAGAAAAAGACGCCCGAGATTTAAAGTTGCAAGAACAAATAAAAGCTGAAGATACTGCATGGTTAGAATTACAAAAGGCGCGTAACTCACAACGTGAACAAGAACTTTTAGATTTACAATTAGCGTTTGATGAAAAGATAGCAGCCGCAAACGGTAACGCTGAAATAGAAAAAGCAATTACCGATAAATTTAATAAAGAATATGCTGCTATAAATCAAAAATACCGCAAAGAAGAAGAAGAAAAACAAAAAGAAAAAGACGAAAAGGAAAAAGAACGCATTAAGCAATTAAACGAATATAGAGTAAAATCAGTTGAAGATTCTTTACAAATTGTTTCAAACCTTGCTGAATTATTTGCTGGTAAAAGTGTTAAACAACAAAAGAAAGCATTTCAAGTTCAAAAGGCGGTTAACATAGCAACGGCAGTAGTAGACACTTACAAGGCTGCAAATATGGCTTTGGCAAGTTCACCACCCCCGTTTAATTTTATCGCTATGGCTGGGGCAATTACTGCTGGTTTATTAAATGTTAAAAAAATAGCTTCGCAAAAATTCGAGGGCGGTGCTTCTACTGGCGGTGGTGGTGGTGGCTCGAACGCTCCAACTGCTGCGCCTATGACTGCGAACTTTAACACAATAGGTTCAAGTGGAATTAATCAATTAGCACAATTACAACAAACGCCTACACAAGCTTACGTAGTTAGTGGAGAGGTAACAAGCGCACAAGCTTTAGATAGGAATAGAGTACAAAACGCAACATTATAAGTTTAATAGTTATGGCAAAAGTTGAAATAATAGAACTACTAATAGACGAAACAAAATTAGAGGCGGGAATAAATGCCGTTTCAGTTGTTGAAAGTCCCGCGATTGAAGAAAACTTTATAGCGTTAAAAAAGCACGAAGTTGAACTAAAAGAAGTAGATGCGGAAAAACGTATTTTGATGGGTGCGGCTTTAGTGCCTAATAAACAAATTTACCGTAGAAACAAGGACAAAGAATTTTACATTTACTTTAGTGAAGATACGGTACGTAAAGCAAGTGAATTATTTTTAATGAGAGCTAATCAAAACAACGCTACCTACGAACACGAACGCAAAATGTTAGACGGTATGAGTGTTGTTGAAAGCTGGATAATTGAAGATGAGAAACAAGACAAATCAGCAAAATACGGATTCAATTTACCTAAAGGAACGTGGATGATTTCAATGAAAGTAAATAATGATGAAATTTGGCAAAAGGTAAAAGATGGCGAAGTAAAAGGATTTAGTATTGAAGGACACTTTGTAGATCAATACGAAATGAGTTTACAACAAAACGAAGAAGAAGAAATAATTGAAAAATTAAAAGATTTAATAAGTAAATATGAGAACAGCAAGTAAAGTAAGCCCCCGTGGTGGTAAACGTGGATGCCTATGTAAAGACGGAAAATACCATAAAGATTGTTGCGACGGTAGTTTAGAAGCGCAAGGAATAGGTAAAACAGCCAGCGTAACGCCGCAAAATGTAACGGTAACAGATAACAACGGGGTACGCACGATAGTACGGCAAAACGGATAAAAAAGGAACAAGTAAAAATTTTAAAAGTTAATAAGTTATGAATACACTAAAAACAGTTTACAGTAAGTTGTTTAAAGAAGAAACAACAAATTTAGCTTCGCACGAAGTTGAATTGGCAGTATTTGATGAAATAAAAGCTGCAAGAACAGAAGTTGAAACAAGAGTTCAAACTTCTATTGATGAAATTAAAGCGTTTGAAATAAAATTCAAAGATTTAAAAAAGAAGATGGATGTTAATGCCGCTTATGTTGAAAAAATATATACTGAAAATAGAAAAAAATTCCAAGACGCTTCTGATAAAGCCAAAGCATTAGGACTTGAATTACCAAAACAATGGTTTGACGAATTAGAAGCATTAAGAAAGGTGTCTAATAAAATACCTCAAAGTAATTTAGGTAATGTATTCCCAATTTAAAATAAAATAAAAATGAAAAATAGCCTAATCAATCAAATCAAAACTTTACTTGGAATGGAAGTAAAACTTGAACAAATGAAACTAATGGATGGCGTAACAGTTCTTGAAGCTGATATGTTTGAAGCTGGTAACGAAATTTTCGTAGTAACGGAAGACGAACAAAAAATACCCGTGCCAGTAGGTGAATACGAACTTGAAGACGGTCGTATTTTAATCGTAGTTGAAGAAGGAATTATTTCCGAAATTAAAGAAAAAGAAGAAGAAGAAGAAGAAGTAGAAGTTGAAGAGCCTATAGAAGAAGAAGCGAAAAAAGAACAAGAAATGGAAACAGCTAAAAGCTCCCCTAAAAAAGTAGTTGAAAGCACAATTAAAGAAAGTTTCTTTTCGGAAATTGAAGCGTTGAAAAAAGAGAACGAAACGCTAAAAGCTGAATTAAGCAAATTGAACGAGGTTAAAGAAAACGAGGTAGAACTATCTGAAGAAGTTAAACCAATTTCTTTTAACCCTGAAAACGAAAACAAAGTTGAGTCTATAAAATTTGCGTCTAAAAGACCACGCACCATTATGGATTCAGTTTTAAATAAACTAAATAAGTAATAATTTAAAAAACAATAAAAAATGAGTACAACATTAACAAGTATCTCAAATGATTCTTTACGTCAAGTAGGTGTAATTGAAACATTGACAGGTGCAACAACTTTAACTGCTGAAGATAGCGGTAAAGTATTTATTCTAAACGCTGCTGCTGGAGCGCAAATTACACTACCTGCGGTTGCTGATGGAGCTGGACAATCTTACAAATTTGTAGTAGGTGCGTTATTCGCAACAACTGCTTGGACTATTAAAGCTGCTACAAACAAAATTCAAGGCGGTGTTATCGTAAATAGCGTTAACGTACCGGGAGCTGATGAAAACACAATTACTTTTTCTGCTTCTGCTGACACAATCGGTGATTTCGTTCAATTAGTTGGTGACGGAACAAACTGGTATGTTTTCGGACTTGGTACTTCTGCTGGTGCAATTACTTTAACCGTAGTATAAATAAAATAAAAAACTAAATAAAAATGGAAAAAATTAACCTATCAACTACTCAAAGCATTACTACAACGTATGCTGGTGAGTTCGCTGGAAAATATATCGCTGCGGCTTTGTTAAGCGCTCCAACTTTGGAAAAAGGCGGTATTACTATCATGCCTAACGTTAAGTACAAACAAGTAATTAAAAGAGTTGCAACTGACGATATTATCAAAAACGCAACTTGTGATTTCGACCCTACGTCAACAGTTACACTTACTGAAAGAGTATTGCAACCTGAATCTTTTCAAGTTAACTTACAATTGTGTAAATCTGATTTTAGACAAGACTGGGATGCCATTCAAATGGGATATTCTGCATTCGATGTTTTGCCTAAATCATTTGCTGATTTCTTAATCGCACACGCTGCTGAAAAAGTTGCTGCTGGGATGGAAACTTCAATTTGGAGAGGTGTTAACGCAACTGCTGGACAATTCGCTGGTATCATGACACAATTAACAACTGATGCTGCTTTACCAGCTGCTCAAGAAATTGCTGGTACTACTGTAACGGCTTCTAACGTAGTTGCTGAATTAGGTTCTATCGTTGATGCTTTACCAGCTGCTTTGTACGGTAAAGAAGATTTAACGCTTTATGTTTCAAATAACATTTATAGAGCTTACGTTCGTGCTTTAGGTGGCTTCGCTGCTGCTGGAGTAGGTGCAAACGGTTACGACAACAAAGGAACAAACCAAGTATTGAATGACTTGTATTTTGACGGAGTTAAAATATTCTTAGCTAACGGACTTGCTTCAAATACTGCTTTACTTTCTCAAACTTCTAACTTGTACTTTGCGACTGGTTTAATGAATGATATGAACGAAGTTAAAGTTATTGATATGGGAGATATCGACGGTTCGCAAAATGTACGCGTAGTAATGAGATTTACAGCAGATGCGAAGTACGGTTTTGCTTCTGACTTAGTTACTTACGGAATCGTTAACTCTGCTAACTAAAAAACATAAACTATAATAAAGGGTGGTGCAATATACACCACCTTTTTTTTTGTTAAACTTTAAAAACTAAATAAAATGAGTTGTGATATAACAAACGGTCGAATAGAACAATGTAAAGATTCGGTTTCAGGATTGAAAGCGATTTACTTTATTAACTACGACGATTTAAATTCCGATAGCGGTTTAACGTACGACGGTACGGACACGGACTTAATTACTTCGTGGGAGCCGCCAGCTGCGGTTATTAACCTTTACAAGTACGAATTAAAAGGTGCTAATAGCTTTGAAACTACAATTAATTCAAGTAGAGATAACGGTACTACTTTCTTTCAACAAACGCTTACTATTCAATTAAAAAGACAAGACGTTGCTACGCATAAAAACGTAAAACTTTTGGCTTATGGTAGACCAAGAATTGTTGTAAGAACAATGACTGACCAATTCTTTTTGATGGGACTTACACAAGGTGCTGATGTTACAGCGGGTACTGTTTCTTCAGGAACTGCTTTAGGTGACTTCAACGGATACAACCTTACTTTCGAAGCTATGGAGGTAAGTCCAGCGAATTTTATTGACGTAAACGATGAATCTGGTTTAGCTATTGCTTTCGCTTACGACGGTACTGATGCAAATATTGAAACTACTTAATTCTTTTCTTCTATATACTTGCGCAAAGAACACTTACTTCGGTAGGTGTTTTTTGTTTAAGGACAAAACCGACCTTTAATCGTTTATAATATATGATTATTCTAACTACAGATACAAACCCGCAAACATTCGTGTTTATACCGCGTAGTTCGTCTTTTAATAGTGTGGAAATAACAGACGACCAAACAAACGAAACTGTTTCTATTACGCCGTTTACATTTACTGAAGGTGAATATTATTCTACGTTAGAAGCTGAATTTGCGTTAGTTGAAAATCATTTTTACGATTTAGTAATTAAAAAAAACGGTAGTATTATTTACCGAGACAGAATATTTTGTACAAACCAAGATTTAGTAAACTTTTCCGTAAATAACGGGCAGTATGTTTCAAACAGTACAACAAATGAATTTATAGTTTATGAGTAATATACACGTTTTAGAATTAAGTTCTTACACAACGCCCGTAATTCAAGAGTCAAAACGCGACGCTTGGGTTGAGTTTGGCGAAGATAATAACTACTTTCAGTTTATTATTGATAGGTACGTTAATTCAACTACTAATAGCTCGGTAATAAACAATGTAAGTCGTTTAATTTACGGACGTGGATTAAGTGCTTTAGATGCAAGTAAAAAGCCAAATGAGTACGCTCAAATGATGGCTTTATTTAATGCTGATTGTATTCGTAAAATTGTACTTGACAGAAAAATGTTCGGTCAATTTGCAATGCAAATACACTATTCACAAGACCACAAAAGAATTTTAAAAGCATATCATATACCAGTTAATTTATTACGCGCGGAAAAGTGTAATAAAGACGGAGAAATAGAAGGATATTATTATTCAGATAATTGGTTGGACGTTAAGAAATACGCTCCTAAAAGAATACCAGCTTTCGGATATTCAAACGAACAAATAGAAATACTTTATTCAAAGCCGTATGCGGTAGGAATGAAATACTACTCTTTACCTGATTACCAAGGAGGTTTACCTTATGCAAAGTTAGAAGAAGAAATTGCTGATTACTTAATTAACGAAGTTCAAAAAGGCTTCGCTGGACGGGTTGTAATTAACTTTAATAACGGGGTACCAACTGAAGAACAACAACAAATTATTACGGGAAAAGTAAAAAGCCAATTAACTGGGCCACGTGGTGAAAAGGTAATTATCGGATTTAATAATAACCAAGAAAGCAAAACAACGGTTGACACAATGCCCGTTAACGATGCTCCAGACTTGTATAATTCATTAAGTGAGGAATGCGTTAAAAAAATTATGTTAGCGCATAACGTTACTTCGCCGCTTCTTTTCGGTTTAGGTTCGGCAAATGGTTTTAGTTCAAATGCTGATGAATTAAAAAACGCTTCTATTTTGTTTGACAATATGGTTATTAAACCTATTCAAGACCAAATAATAGATGCCTTTGATAAAATTTTAGCCTTTAACGGTGTTTCTTTAAAATTATTCTTTAAAACGTTACAACCTTTGGAGTTCGTAGATTTAGAAAACGCACAAAACGAAGAACAAGTTGCTGAAGAAACAGGAACGGAATTAAGCAAAGATTTTAAGATAGCTGAAGCGTTAATTAATTTAGGCGAAGACGAACCCGAAAACTCGATTCTAATAGACGAATACGAAGTAGACTATGATTCGGACGACAAAGAGAATGAAACGCTTTCTAAAGAGCCGAAACAGTCCTTTTTAAGCAAAATAGTAAACTTAGTTTCAACTGGCGACAATAGACCTAATATTTCAAGTAAGCAAGACGAAGTAATAGACGGTGTTAAATTCATTACGAGATATGTTTACGCTGGAGAAACAAGTGCTAAAAGCCGTGAGTTTTGTCGTAGAATGATAGCGGCAAACAAAATTTACCGTAAAGAAGATATTATTAAAATGGATTCACAAGTAGTTAATGAAGGTTGGGGGCCACGTGGCGCAAATACCTATTCAATTTGGTTCTACAAAGGCGGTGGAAATTGTAACCACCGTTGGAATAAAAGGGTTTATGCTACATTTAGCGGTAAAGCAATTGATGTTAATAGCAAAGAATTAAAACAAGTAGCGGTAAAGAAAGCTGAAAAGTTAGGGTACGTTGTAAAGAACGATTCGAAAGTAAGCCAATTACCTAAGGATATGCCAAATAACGGATTTTTACCAACTAATAAAATATACGGGGAATAATGGCTGAAGCTTTACTCATAACACGACAAGACGTTGTTAAGTTCACTGCAATGAATGGCAACGTAGACACGGACAATTTTATTCAGTACGTCAAAATAGCGCAAGACATTCATATTCAAAATTACTTAGGTACTGATTTACTTGAAAAATTAAAGTCTGAAATTATCTTAGCGGCTTCAGGAATACCAACAGCAATTTCAATTACTAATCCGGGAACGGGTTACACAACCGCAACGGGTGTTACAACTAATGGAGGTGCAATTACATTAACGTTAGATATTACAGCGGTTGGTGGATTAGTTACAGTTGCAGATATTAACACGGCTGGAACGGGTATTAAAATAGGGGAAACGGTAATAATTGACGGCGGAAATAACGATGCGGAAATTTTTATAGATTCAATTTATACGATACCAACAGATTATAATAATTTATTAGTTACGTATATAAAGCCGATGCTTATACACTGGGCTATGGTTGAATATTTACCCTTTGCAGCTTACACAATAGCGAATAAAGGGGTCTATAAACACAATTCGGAAAATGCTACTAATGTAGAAAAAGTAGAAATTGATTTCTTAATAGAAAAAGAGCGTTCAATAGCGCAGCATTACACTGAAAGATTTATTGATTATATAAGTTTTAACAACGATTTATTTCCTGAATACAATAGTAACTCAAACGGGGATATGTATCCGGACACAAACAATAATTATACTGGCTGGTATTTATGAAGAACTACAAACCAAAAGACGAAAACATAAAGAAATTATTAACGTATTTAAGTAAGCAAAATGGCAAACGTAAAGATAAGTCAATTAACGGCAAAGGGAAGTAATATAGTTGCTACCGATCTTTTTGCAATTGCACAAGACGATGGAGGTGGTACGTTTTCAAGTAAGTACGTAACGGGTGCGCAAGTATTCAACAAGACAATGGTTACATATTCGGCTGCGCTAAACAACTTAACTTTATCGGATGCTAATAAAATTATAAAAACAGACCGTGCTACGGCTAACGATTTACGTATTCCGTTAAATTCAAGCCATGCGTTTCCGATAGGTACGGAAATGATTGTGTATCAAAATGGCGCTGGACAAACAACTATTGCTGGAACTGCTGGAGTTACCTTACATTCAACGGGCGGTAAAAATAAAACAACGGGACAATATTCGGTGGCGACGTTAATAAAGGTAGGTACTGATGAATGGCTTTTATTCGGAGATATAACAACTTAGAAAAATGGCAAATGCAAATGGATGGGGCGACGGTGCTTCAAATAATAATATAGGATGGGGAAAAGGTGCTGATAATGCAATAGGTTGGGGTGACATTCACGCTGATAGTTGGGCGGGCGCAACTGATATTGTAGGAACTCCAGCGGTTGACCCAGATGCACAAGCATTCATTACAGCGGCTGCAATAACAGACCCAACACAACAAGCGGCAATAAATACTTTGGTTGTTGACTTGAAAGGGTATAGTGTGTGGACTAAGATGGAAGCTTTATACCCAATGGTAGGAGGCACGGCTTCACAACATAAGTTTAATCTTAAGAACCCTTTAGATACCGATGGCGCATTTAGAATGACGTTTCATGGTGGGGTAACTCATTCAAGTAACGGAATTACATTTGCCACAAATGGTTATGCAGATACAAAATGGTTACCAAGTGCAAATAGTACAACAAGTAATGTAAGTGGCGGTGCGTATTCAAGAACTAATTTAACTGCTGATTATGCTTTGTTTGGTTCTTTAGATTTGAGTTTTTTAGGAGTTTGTGTTTTTCCAAAGGCTTCAGCGGGTAATACTTTTTTTAGTGCAAACAATAATTTAACAGACGGTAATGCAAATTTTGTAACAGATACAAGAGGTTTATTTCACGTAAACAGAGATAGTTTAACAGTAACAAGGTTATTTAGAAATGGTAGTTCAATAAGAACAGCAACACCCGGATCTTCATCAACACCAGCCTTTGCGGTTTATTATGGTGCAAGAAACTACGCAGGAACGGCACAAGCATATTTTAACGGAAATTTAGCCTTTGCATTTTTAGGTGATACTTTAACTTTAACAGAAGCGGCTAACTTTTACACAGCCGTACAAGCATTTCAAACAACTTTAGGACGTCAAATATGATACAAGTAGGACTTTTAACAGAAATACAAAAAGACGAATTAGTCGGTCAATTATATGACTTAGATTCGTACTTCAATCCAATACAAGACATTAACGATAATTGGATAATATCTATTGAAGAAATAGAACAAAATATTTTTCCATCTTTTGATTGGATAAAAGATTTAACAATGATTCCCTACGAACCAAAACCTTCACCATTTCCACCATTTGAAAATTAATTATGAAAATGATACCTATTAACCAATTTATTGAAGTGATAAAAAAACAAGGCGCAGTCGGTGTACTTGCATTATGGTTAACGTACACGCATTTCGAGGTGCAAGACGTAAAAGAGCGTTTATACAACTGCTTAGATAAAAACGAATACTACAATAGAAAGCCTATTGAAGAAAAGCCTTTAGTACCTATTATAAAAAATGATACGGTTGCGGTACTTGAAAATAAAAACCGTAAATTAGCGAAAAAATAATTTATGAAGCTAACAACTAACTTTAACTTGTCCGAGTTTAATAAGCATAATTTTACTATTACGGACACAATTTTTCAAAACATTTTTGAACTTGCGAAGAACTTACAAGTTTTAAGAGATGAAGTAAAGAAGCCTATTAAGATAACAAGCGGTTTTCGTGATCCGTCTTTTAATAAGAAAATAGGCGGTGCTACTCAGTCAAGACATATTACGGGACAAGCTGCTGATTTAAAGATTGAAGGTTACACGCCTAAACAAGTAGCGGCAATAATTGAAAAGTTAATAGCTGCTGGTAAAATGAAACAGGGCGGTTTAGGTATTTATAGCACGTGGATACATTACGACGTTCGAGGCACTGCTGCACGTTGGACAAAATAAATAATTATGGCAAAGAAAAAAATAAACATTGACACGGATAATTTAGACGTGAATTTAGAAAAAGACGGTACTAACATTAAGTTAGACATTGATACGAAGAACTTAGACATTCAGGTAGTACGTGACGAAATAAACAAAGAGTTTAATTTAGACGGTAAAAATATAGATATTCACGTGAAGAAAACCCCCGAGGGCGTGGAGGTGAAAGTCGATGCCAAAGGGGTTCTTTGGAAGGCGATCGCTAAAAGAATAGTAAAATTTATTTTAAGACGTTTCAAAGTAGGAAAATAATTATTTATATTTGTACGCATTTCATACGATGCTTTGTTTAATTTATGATTGAAAGACCCCTACAACGGTAGGGGTTTTTTTTATGCTCAAAAAAAATATTAAAAAAAAATACTAAAAAGTTTGCTATATTAAATTTTTATATTAATTTTGGTCTAACAATGTAAGCGAACATTGTTTTTGTTTAACCATTAATCTTTTTTTTATGTCAGTTTTACCTTCTTCTTTTTCGGCTAACAAATTAGGATACAAAAAGTATCTTAATAACGGTGGTGTTTTAGATTATTCTTCTTTTCGTGTTTGGGAACGTAGAACACCAATTGAGATTTGTGCAGAAAAAATAGACCGTTTTCATGGTGCAATGCTATATGCTTATGATCAAGCTATTTATTATAAATCTATCGGAGACCAAGCAATGTATGAATTGCATATGTATAATTTAGATGTAAGGTCAAAACAACTTTCTGAATCACACCAAGAATTGGATGCTTTATATAATTAAAAAAAAACAAGGGGTGCGACTTGGTAACGCACATTTAAACAAGCATTATGAAAAAACGAACAGGAATTTTAATTAACTCAATAATTATTTTGTTGGGTGCTAACTACGAAAGCTATTTATTATTAGGTGCTGGCGTATTATGTTTATCTTTAGTATTAATTTCTAAAACTAAAAAGCATGAATTCAAAAATTAAAAACGTGGTTAACACGTATTTTCCACACCGTCCGAACGTAACATATTTAAAGCGCAAATGGATGAATAAAATTTGCCCTGAAGATAAAGGCGGTTCCTTCAACGAAAAGCTATACAATGATTATTTAGATGCAATAATAAATTACACAAAATGAACTGGCAAATTAAGAAAAAACGAACTAAGCAAGTAAGCGTTACGTTCGAGTGGACAGAGAAAGGCGATTTAATATCTATTTTAAGTGATTTAAGCGCGTTAATTAGCTCAGGAGTAGAAACGTACCATAATCAAAAGAAAAGCATTCTAACGGCAGATAAATGGCACGAAATAGAATTTAGACAAGAATACTTAGATGTTATTCACGATAGCGTAGAACGAGAAATAAACGGAGAATTAAAATTAGTAATTAAAAGTAAGATATGAAAACAGCAGTAGAATGGTTGGTTGAACAAATTAAAAATAATGTTCATAACACAATAGAAGAATTTGAATTAATAGTTGAACAAGCCAAAGAAATGGAGAA